TTCGGCAATCGTGACCGCATCTGGATTGATGACAGAGATTTCTATTTCACCTTCTTCTGGTGGTAAATCGACTGGTGTCATTGGTTTCTCTATAGCCATCAGTAATACTCCACCCTTCTCTTATAGGTCGGCTCATCTTCCCACTCATCCATTGTGCTACGAATCCACCCGCCTTGACGAAACCGTAGCAACGCTTGTGAGACGGAGTCCACATAATCGTCATGGTCTCCAGCAGGGAATGCGGCACATTCCTCGATCACATCATCTGCCCATCGAGTCATGGGTACCCACACAACACCTGAAGCAAATAAGTCCGTTACAGCGTTCACACGGGCAATCTTATCCTGACCTCGGGACGGAGTAAATTCTGTAACTGGTATGCCCATGGACCTGAGTTCAAAGATTAACGGCGCACCAGAGGCTTTTTTCTCGACCACCATTTGATCCGGCTCCCACTGCCAGTAATGCTCGTAGGCCACTCGTTTCAATTCAGGGAACTCGTATTTATCTTTGAATGCATCAAGCAAGATAAGATTCGGCACCTCTCGCCCTGATTCATCGGGATGCATGAATATGCCCCAAGTAGTACAGGCAGAGTAGTCAGATCGCTGTGTTTTGAGGAACGCAGTATCCCAAGACTGAATCACAGCTTCACAGGGCGGCGGAGACTCTGGCTCCCACACGTTCCACCACTCTCTTTTGAGTAATGCCCCCTCCTCAGATGTCGGATCTTGCTGATACTGTGCATTCCATTTTGCATTTGGCAGTTCTGCTTTTAGTGCAGATAGTTGTTCGAGCGGCCAGAACTCAGGCCATAGTGGTTCGCCAGATGGCATGATTGCCGGGAACTCTATAATCTCCCAGTCATCTGACCCTTCAATCGATGCAGAACGCTTGATTAACTGGCCGGTCAGGTCTCTTGTAGACCATCGGGTCATCACCACAATGATTGCGCCGCCCGGTTGCAGACGCTGTCTCGGTCCAGATGTGTACCATTCATAGACTTTGTCGTACACCTCAGGGTTGTATGCGCCCAAAGCCGCATCTTGTTCTGAATGTGGGTCATCAATAATCAGGATATCGGCACCTTTACCGGTGACCGCACCACCAACACCTATCGCAAAGTAGTCTCCACCCTTCGATGTAGACCATCGTCCTGCGGCTTTTGAATCAGAAGATAGTTGGGTGTCAGGAAATATATCTGTGTAGTCCTGAGAGTCAGCCAAGTTACGGACCTTACGTCCAAAGTTCACAGCGAGTTCAGCAGTGTGCGCCGTCTGAATTATCTTTTTGTCTGGATATTTACCCAGAAACCATGCGGGAAACAGGTAAGAGGCAAACTCAGACTTGGTATGTCGGGGTGGCATATTAATAATCAGGCGTTTCAGTTCACCTCTGGCCACCTTCTCAAACGCATCAGCCATAATCTTATGGTGCCTCCCCGCAATAAAAGCGGGCCAGCAGTGGCGCACAAAGGTGATGAAGTCATCCCGGGAGTTTTCTCTGGTTCTTGCTTCTGACAGTTGATTGGCTAGGGACAGGAGTTCTTGCTGTTGGTCATAGGGGAGTTTAGAGATCTTCGGGATCAAAGATCTGACGTCACTGAGATCTGCTACAGTCTTCTCTATATTCGATTGCATCTAAATAATACATCTCAATAAAAATCGGGGTGCCGTAGCACCCCTAAAGCAACTAGGGAGATGAATCTCAAATGATTCTAAAGTCGCTTGCGTCAAGTCTAGCAGGTTTTTCGCCTATGGGTGATTTTTATCAAATCACTGGGGGTGACAAAAGGCTGTTTATCAGCTAAACTCAAACACATTGTACATGTACTTTAAACGCACACACACTTTAAATGTGATTATTTTAATAATTATAAAGAACATGTACTTTAAACGTACATGTACATATGGAGATGAATGTAATGAACGCTTTCAAAGAGTTTATCCTATCTAAAATTCAAAATATCGTGGCACTTTTCAAAAAAGACGATGTGCTTCCAGCCGAAGAACCCTATCTGTATCAAAAAACCGAGGAAGTGGCCCCAGAACCCAAGGCGGCCAAGCCAAAAACAAAAACAAAAGCAAAAGCCTCTAAAAAATAACGGGTTACCATGAAAAAAGTCTACGAGAATACCTGCGATGAGCGCAGAGAGTCTGCTGTGGCTATGGAAATCTGCAAACAATGGAAGTGTGACAGCACCAGACTTGGTGATAGCGACAAAACGACCTATCAACTATCCAGAGGTAGCAAGGTCGTGGCACTTTGCGAGACCCAATGCTTGGAAATCGCAAGCTCTGATTACCCAACCTTCATGATTCCCTACAAAAACATCAAGCAATTACGATCCATCGCGCAAAATCAACACGTTCCGGCATTTATCGTGGTGCATTACAAAGAAGACATTCGATACTTTAGCGTGGAAGAGACTCCAGACTGGCTGGAAGAAGGCTCCAGAGACATCACAGAGGTTGCCCACTACGAAACAAAGAGATTAAAGTCCATTTATCCCGTTTAAGAGAGGCAGGCATGTTGAAAATTGACGGTTTTGATGAGTGCATTATTGGCATTGCCCAGATATGGGGTAAAGAGATGCCAGTTATCGTCTACGATATCGGGGAAATCATAGAAGTTCTGATCGAAGAGCATGATATGTCCCGTGAAGAGGCTGTAGAGTACTTTGAGTACAACATATCCGGGGCATACCTAGGTGAGTACACGCCGCTGTACGTCACTCGCTGTAAGCCTGAAGTGGTAGAAGAATTACTCCACTAGCCTGTGAACCTACCAGCCTATCTATCAATACCCCTGAGAGCCACTGTACGGCTCTGTAAGCGACGATAATCGAAAGGGGGTACCCTAGTATCAAAATATACCTAATTGTTTGTGCTGAATAATGTGTGTGTATATGCCGCCGCCACGCCTGCATAGGGTCGGGTACCCCCACGGTGGGGTCAGGTGCCTGTCAACTCCTTCAGTCGGGCCACTAGATCGGCCTCAATGTCAGTACTGGCGCGGGTTTCAGTCTCTATGGTGTGTGCCTCAGTAAAGAGTGCAATGGATTTTCCGAGCATCGTTAGTGCCTGAATGCGACTGCTAGCGTTGGGTGCTGTGAGTGCTTCATGGTGCAGGCGTTCTAAAACGAGATCCTTCAAACGCGCACTACAATGCAGTGTTTTGTTGAGTTTAAGTTCATTAAGTGCCTGAACCCTTACCGTAACCTTACCGTCCTTCTTCATTAGCTCTGACGCTTTGGCCCATATAGTTGAGTCTTTCATATTCTCAGCGTCATACGCTTTACGATAGGCGTCAGACAGAGTCATACCCTCACTCACAGCCTGAGCGAACGCCTCTTGTTTAGCTGTTAACCCATCCTTTACTGATTGCCCTGCCACTACTGTCAGTGTGTTACTCATTACTGGTATACCGTTTTGCCTGTTTCGGGGTTTTAGTTTCCCAAAAAATCGCCCATAGGTGAATTTTTTTGTATCGGTGATCCCTTGTATTCACTGGCCCTGTGTCGTGTTTGATTCTTTATTTTAAATTAATGTCCTTTTATGTTTGCAATCGTTCTCGAGATTTGAGATACTTCTCGCAGTTGGGGAAAGTAGCGTCCCGCTTAATCCGATCTGAGTAGCCAGTGGCGCGGCGAAAGGTGCGGGCGAAAGGCACCGCCGCTATCCCCAAAGTGCAGGAGGCCCTTGCACAGTATGCGACTTAACAATTTGATCAGATGGTTGGATACGGCTCAGACCGTTCACGGTTACAGTCCCATCCATCGCACATTGATTCGGTTGACTGATCCTGATCAGCGAACGAGATGTCACAATTGCGGTTTTGCCACAGGGCATTACCGGTTCCGATTGTGGTGCCGTCATACCCGAATGTTTTGTTTTTCCCTTTTGATCCAAAGCTATCAATGCGTTCCTGTTTCGGAGGCCTGCCACGGTCTCAGTGCAACGGTGCAGGATGTTGATAGCCAAAGTCTCTAGGGCCTTGAAGCTCCCTGCGAAACTCCCTGCTCTCCCTGATCACAGTAATCGCACAGTAATTTCGACAAGCATTCCACGGCTGATGGCCTCTCTTAGTAGCAGATCAACGATATTCACCCGAATCAGAAAAGGCCGAACGTATTCGGTCTTGTGTGTAGTCGTCTATCAGGCGGCCTGAATGATCGGCAGTAACCGTGAAACACACTAGGGAGATTAAACATGAATATTGAATTGGTTCTTGAAATCGCACGAATCGCAGAAACTCACATCGAGGCAGTCAAGCTGTTGATTGCTGAAGGCTTCAGTCGAGCTAGCGCAGAGGCTGAACTTGATTATGTTTATGAGAATTTTGGACGATTCGGCGTTGAGTAACAGCTATAGCATCGGCACTCAGCCGGTGCTATGTCGGTTATTCAAACTAGGGAGAAAACCATGTACCCACATAAATTACATATCGCATACCGCGTCGTTATGACTGGATCAGGCACCGTTTATTGTGTGTCCGGTTTATTCGTTCCACGGGGTTATGACTTGGTGGCGAGCCGAACCTTCAGATCATCCGAAAGCCTCGAGGAAGCAACTTCAGAAGTCCTGAATGATTTGAAACTTTCACTGGAAGATCACATAGATCCTGACCTGTTCACAGTAACAGATCACGGGGAGTGTGATGGTAATTGGATCACCTATCATTTTGAGAATCATGTCATTGCATTTGATTGTCTCTATACCGCATGGAATGGAAAGACAGGTGATCCGAATACTGTATGCGGACACTGCACGGTCAACGTGTAACAGCCCAAGCATCCCACGGGGTGCTTGTTCGGTTATTCGTAAAACTAGGGAGGAGTAAAAATGGGTTTACCAGTAAGCATTTACCGCAATAGCGGGCCTGATTCCACAAACGGCGGTATATCGTCGAAGGTTGAGAAATTGACTCTGATAAATGTCGGCGGTCCGTTCGAGCCTTCATTCGATGCACCGGCGGCCATGCTCAAGGTCAAGACCATAGGCAGTCGAAAGCACCCTTATATCGCGCCGGTTACTGTGACTAAAAGCGGTGATTTGCTCGATATTAGAGGTGGCATGTTCGGCGGCAACTACGCCGGTACGAGCGATAGCCGATTCGGTGAGGCCGTCAAGGAAATGATCGGCCACAAGTACGGTCCGGTTGGCATTCATGACCGCGTTGAATGGTAAGGAGGGATTATGATTTTACTTAATGAGAGACGGTTGAGGCCTTTAGCTGAAGCCGTCAAGTCTGCCCATGTCAAGCCTGTGCTCAACGTAGCATGGATCATAGAGCATGAGCGTAAGCACCGCGAGGCTAGAAGGTTGAATCTGGCTTCCGATTATCCGATCAATTCGGCTTTAGAGTGACAGCTATATGGCATCCATCGGGTGCCATATGTCAGTCATTCCGACTGTTTATCAACCAATACGAGGGAAATCGTTATGGCTAAGAAAGCCACAGAAATGAAAGTAGACGTTAACGTATCCGAAGCATTCGCCAAGGTTATGAGTAATGAGAAAGTCTTCAATGCCGCCAAGTCTGCGGGTGCTGATGCCAACAAAGCGAAGGCCGCCGCGAAACTTGACAGCTATGTGACTTTGATCGCTGATGTTCTTGTCGCCGGTGACGATGGCAAGGTATCTGCGGCGGGTGTTATCGCCAAGCCGTGGAAGAACAGCCTGAAAAAAGCATTAGTCGAGGACGGC